CGCATCATCGAAGACGTCATCACCTTGCAGCTGGAGTACCGCTGCCTGCTGTGGGCCGTCGAGACGGTGCAGTTCCAGGAATTCTTCGCCCGCGAGCTGGAGAAGCGCTCGCACCAGGACGGCCTGACGCTCAACATCGACGAGTACAAGCCGACCGCCGACAAGGACCTGCGCATCATCCGCCTGCAGCCGTGGATCAAGAACGGCTGGATCAAGTTCCGCCGGGAGATGCGGGAGCTGGTGCGCCAGCTGGTCTACTACCGGCCGAGCAACCGCGGCGGCCATGACGACGGGCCGGACGCCCTGGAGATGCTGCTGGGGCTGTGCGAGGCGGGGCTGGTGCCGGCGTGCTGCGCCAAGCCGAAGGACGAAGAGCAGCAAGACAGCCGCCGCGAGAGCCTGCTGGGCATGGGCGGCATACACAGGATATTCGGCAGGAGGTCGAGGTAATGGGCGTCAAAGCGTATTTGACAGAAAAGCTCTTCGGGGCAGCGATCGAGAAAGCCGTCCAGGAGCGCCTGCCGGCCGCCGGCGCCGCCGCCGGCGACGACATCCAGTGGCGCCGCCTCACCGGCAACAGCGTGCGCGAGCTGCCGATCGCCACCTGGCAGCGCCAGGTCGAGGTCTGCTACTGGCTTTGGAAGCTCAACCCGATGGGCAACTGGATCATCGAAATCATCACCTACCTGGCCGCCGGCCAGGGGTTTACCTACAGCGCCGAGAATGAGGAGGTGCAGGAGCTGCTCGAGGATTTCTGGTACGACCCGGTCAATCGCATCGACATCAACCTGGAGCAGATGGCTCGCGAGCTCTTTCTCTTCGGCGTGCAGTGCTGGCCGGTCTTTCGCGCCGAACAAACCGGGCATGTACGCCTGGGGATGATCGACCCGGCACAGATCGCCAACATCTACACCGATCCGGAAAACGCCAAGATCCAGATCGGCGTCCAGGTGCAGGACCTGCAAAACGGCGGCAATCGCTACCTGCGCACCGTCCTCACCGGCGAGACCGAAACGGTCGTCTCCGAGGCAGCCCGGCGCAAGCGCGAGACCTTCACCGACGGCGAGTGCTTCCTCTTCGCCATCAACCGGGTGAGCAACGACCCGTTCGGCACCTCGGACCTGTTCGTCATCGCCGACTGGCTCGACGAGTTTGAAGATTTTGTCTTCAAGTTCGCCGCCAAGGCCAAGAAGCAAAACGCCTTCATCTGGGACGTGACGATGGACGGCGCCACCGAGACCCAGTGTCAGGAGTTCGCCAACGCCAACGCCAACCCGCCCGACGGCGCTACCCGGGTGCATAACGAAAAGGTGAAGTGGCAGGCGGTCTCCCCCAGCCTCCAGTCGCTGGAGATCAAAGAGGCGGCGAGCGTCTTTCGCAACCACATCCTCAGCTCCAAGAGCATTCCGGTCCACTGGTACGGCGGCCTCGACGACGTCAATCGGGCGTCGGCGGCCGAGGGGAACGAGCCGATCAAGGCCTTTCTCAACAGCCGGCAGAACCTGCTCAAGTTCATCCTCGAGACGGTCTTCACCTACGTCATCCAGTCGGCCCTCGATGCCAGCTACCTGAAGGTCTCCGGGGAGGAGGCCTTCGACTTCGCGGTGCAGAAGCCCGAGTCGATGGACAAGGACATCACCAAGCTCTCCACCGCCATCCGCGACATCGTCACCGCCCTGGTCGCCGCCGCCTCCCAGGGGTGGGTACTCGAAGCCGACGCGGCCAAGGTCTTTGCTTTCGTCCTGGCGCTGATCGGCTACGAGCTCGACCCGGAGGCCGCCGTCGAAGGGGCCGAGTGGCAGGACTACGAGGAGGGGAGCAAGCCCGGCAAGAAGCAACCGGCGAAGAACATCGACGAGTACCAGGAGCGCCGGCGGCAGAAGAAGCTTGCCCAAAAGGAGCGGTCGAGTGGCGACGGTCAATAAGGAAATCGAGCGCCTGCTCAAAGCCAAGGACCGGCAGATCCTCGACGGCGCCACCGCCGTGCGTGGCCTGCTGGTGGAGGTGAAGCGGCAGATCGTCACCGAGTTGCTCACCGTCCAGGGGGAGAGCTACGCCGCCTATCATCTGCAGCAGAACCTCGCCAGCATCGAGCGGTATCTGCGCGGGTTTGAGGCGGCCGCCGGGGCGCAGATGGGACAGCTGCTCGATGCCGCCTACGAGGCCGGCGCCGATCTCCCCGCTGCCGCCGCCCGGGCCGGCGGGCTGTTCGTCTCCTTCGGCCACATCCCCGGTCCCGTGCTGCAGACCCTCAAGGACTTCAGCGTGCACAAAATCAGCGGCCTGACCGCCGACGCCTTTAGCCGGCTGCGTGGCGAGCTGACCCTGGGGATTCTCGGCCAGAAGACGCCGCACCAGGTCACCCAGGCGATCGCCGGCACGCTGGAGAGCCCGGGAGTGTTCAAGAGCATCGAAGAACGCGCCGAAACCATCGCCCGCACGGAGATGGGGCGGGCCTTCTCCCAGGCCACTCAGACCGGCCTGGCCCAGGCGCAGACCAGCGTCCCCGGGCTCAAAAAGCAGTGGTGGCACGCCGGTCACCCCAAGCGCCCCCGGCAGAACCACCTGGCGCTGCACGGCCAGATCCAGCCGGTCGACAAGCCCTTCCTGCTCGGCTCGCTGTCGATGATGTTCCCCCGCGACCCAAAAGCGCCGGCCTCGGAGGTGATCAACTGCGGCTGTGAGCATGTCCCCTGGCACGAGAGCTGGGGGCGGGACAGCGCCCTGCCGATCTTCAACCAGCGCGGCGAACAGATCGCCCGCCGGGGACCGCGCACCGGGCACGAGGAGGACCTGACCGGAAAGTTCAAGCTGGGCGAGATCAAGCCCCATGGTGGGGCATAGGTACCAGTTTCGTTTGACACCCTGTTTATAAACCGAATCCGGGGGCTTCCCGGCGGTTTCCGAGGGGTGTCGGAAACCCTCACACGAGCAAAGGAGAAGCGAGATGGCCGAAACGATCGACAGGAAGTATCTGGCGGGTCTCAAGTACCGCTCCAGCAAACCGGTGAAGACCGAAGGGGGGGTGCGTCATCAGGCGACCGAGCGGGCGCTGCAGCCCGGCGACGTCCTTGATTGGAAAGATACCGGCGCCGCCGTGGTGATCGTCACCGCCGACGGCCAGAAGCACGTGGTCGAGAAGAAGGCGGCCGAGAAGGCTTGAGGGCGGAAGGCAGAAGACGGAGGACGGCGATGAAAAAGGTGTTGGTGATCGGAGGGAGGATCGAGCGGCTGCTGGCGGCGGCGCAGCCGGCGGGCGAGGCAATCCCCGCAGCATCGAAGATCCTGGCCGCCGTCGGCGAGCCGGGGTCGGAGGATTACGGCTTCGTCTGGCGGGTGCAGGTCAACGAGTACGGCCCCGGCAAAGACGGGCGCATCCACTGGACGCGCGGGCCGCTGGTCGCCGCCATCCCCCTGATCGAGGGTGCCCGGGTCTTCGCCCTCGAAGAAAGCCAGCATCAGGCCGCCGGCAAGCCCTTCGGCAAGTCGGTGAAGGAGATCGTCGGCTGGCTGAAGAACGTCACCGATACCGGCGCCGCCATCGAGGCCGATCTCTACGTACTCAAGAGCGCCCGCTGGCTGCGCGACGCCCTGGTCGATTCCTTTGAGCGGGGCAAGCCCGACCTGCTGGGCCTCTCCTTCGACGCCCTGGGCCGCACCGTCAACAGGATGGTGGCCGGCAAGAAGATGAAGGAACCGGTCGAGATCACGGCGGTTGAAGTCGACGTCGTCTACAACCCCACCAATAACGGAAAGTTCATGCGCATGGCCGCCGCGGCGGCAGAAAGAGAGGAAGACGTGAACCGAGAGCAATTGCTGGCCGCCCTGAAAAAGGTCCGGCCGAACTTTGAAACCGACAACCTGACCGACGAGCAGCTGCTCGAGGCCCTGACCGCCGCCGCCATCGAAGGGGCCGGGGGCGATCGCAACAACGAGCAGCTGGCGGCGGCCGTCGTCGCCGGCCTGAAGGACGCCCTGCGCCCCAACGGCGACGGTGCCGACGCCCTGGCCGAAGTCCGCCGGCTGCAGGCCGGCATGATCCTCGAC